GTCTTGCAAACCACCACCTACCCCATTGTCGTCTATCTGCAGAACTTGAAGGCCGTTGTTATAACCCGAAAAAACAAAATTGACTGCGTTCTGCGCGTTGACCCACATTCCTCGAGATGGCCCTGTAAGCTGTTTTGAGATCACCTGATAGCCAAGCATCTTCCTTGGCCGACACGCTGGAATCGCACCCAACGACCGTCTGTGTAAAACACACGGTCAAATATCGTTCCATCCCGTTGAATGCCCGGCTTTGTATCGAGTGCAAAAACCTTTTCTGTCATGGGAAGACACCACCAGCTATACCGCTGGAAAAAGTTCCAACTCCGGTAACATTGACGCCAGAGCTTGTAAATAGCGCCCGCTGCGTTCCGTTAATTGATACCCCAAGCTGATCAGCAGCCGGTCGGTATAGACCCGTTCCCGGCGACGAAGTAAACGCCAACGATGGCGTTCCTACGGTCCCGTTACTAAGCAATAAGGGCGAACTAATCCCCGCTGCTATTGTGGCCGCGTTAACAATGTTCACAGAGTCACAAACCAACACCGCTTGCTGGCTCGCCGGCACCGTGACCGTTGTAGCCCCAGGAATGCCCGTTGTAAAGGTGATGTTGTACCCCGCTCCCGTGCCATCCGTTTGGTTGCTGATGTAGTACACCTGGATGGTCGGCGGCACAACGATCGTCACGTTTCCAGTCAGCGTGCCGGTGTACTTCTGCACGACGTTTGCCGCTTCTGCAGAGGTCAGCGTATAGGTGCCTATCGTCACCGCTTTGGTGAGCTGCGTGAAGTTAAACTGCGTGGTCTTTCCGAGCCCGACGGTAAAGAACGTCGTACCCGAACAGACGATGAACGCCGAGTCTGCCGGCTGCATTGCTAATGACGCTGAACCATTGATTTGCCCAGATGCGGGGGATACCGTCAACGTTCCCGTTCCGCCGTTGCGGACCATCATGAACCAATCGTTGCCCAGCGTTGCAGGCGCCGTAAGCGTCAACGTACCCGCACCACCGGTCCATAGATACGACGCCGCACGATCCGCCGCAACCGCGGTGTAGTTCGTCGAAAAGCTGGTCACAGTATGTTTTTGATTCAGGGTCGATGTGATGGCTTTGATGCCAAACCCAGCCAAAGCCGCAGCATCTGGGCTGCTCGCTCCCACACCAAAATCAATTACACCCCACGAACCCTGTTCTGTGGCGTTGGTTCTGATGTAGATGTAAGCCGCTTTGCCAGGGGCAACTGAAACAATAACGCTTCCGTTGTACTGCACCACTGAAAACGTAAACGGACCAATGTTTCGGAAGAGCGCGTCTTGTCCAACTGACGCTTGATTTGCCGGTGGCATCTGGACAAACGAGGACGGTTCAAACGCAAACACATCCATGATTCGCGCAGCGGGCTGATCTGTTGGACTGCCGTTGATCGGCCACTCCAACTCAACCCCAAAACTGTCTATATTCAGAAGACGATACGAAACATCCGTCGGCTGAATGACCTGACCTGTAAACGGCGAATTGAAACTCATGAATCCCTCGCAATAGCTTGACGGTCACCAATCCGAGCAACGTCTTCAGTCTTCAGCACGTCCATGATCTGTTGATACTGCGCCTGAAACATTGCGATCCGCGCATCGTTCTTCAGAAACGGCATAGCCTGCAGCAGAGATCCATACAGTAGTGCCTGCGGGGCATACTGGGTAAACCAGTTGCTTTGGTTGGTCGAATCCAACGGCTGTACTCGCTCGTAGTACAGCACCTCGTATGAATACCCGGTAGAGGGCGTTGGCGCCACCAACCAGTGGGTGTAGTCGTAGTCGCAATAGAATTGCGGCACGCCCGTGTCTGTGGCGTCTGGCCAATACTCACGCAGGTACTCGTACTTGCGCAGCAGGATCGGCCGCTTCTCGCCGTTCACCGTGATGTTCATCGAAACGGTCTTGCGCCAACGGGCAGGCTTATCGATGACCGGCTGACCCTGAATCATCGTGCTTGTCGCGACCGTCAGGTTCCCCAGGAACTTGAGATCTGCGGCAATCACCTGCTCAGCCAGCATAATGAACTGCGGGATCTTAGCGATCGTCGCTTGGTCCGTACGCTCGAGATACGTCTCGATGTCGTTGACCAAACTGTCGTACGTCATCACCGCTGCGACTGTCATCACCACACCTTTTTCTTGATTGACTCAGGCTGCGGGACATACTGCTTGCCTTGCCGCATTCCCTCGCGCTTTGCTCGCGTCGTGGCGGCATACTCAGAAGCGGTCAGCCTCTCTCGAGCTTGCCGGGGGAGGTACCGCTCGCCCGTGGCTTCAGAACCCTGCGTGGACGGCTTTCCAGATCGGGTGCCCCAATCCTCCTTCGTCCACTTCGTGAGCGAATTATCGGCCTTTTTTGGGCCTTTGTAACCCCCGCCCGAGCCTTTGTACCGCTGCGTGGCTAGTTGCGCCTTCCTGGCGCTCCACTGACCCGGTTTGCCCCCTTTGCTGCTGGCTTTTACGCTAGCAACAATCCGCTTCCACTTTCCTGGATCAGATTTGACCGCAGAGCTCATCGCTTCTGTTCCTTCAACTCGGCCGCCAGAACCTCGGTCTTCTCTTTGCTGCTTGCGCTAGAGCCAAGGAAAAAGTTCAAAATGGTGGCCACCACGGTCCCCAGCAAAAAACCGAGGATAGTGTCGGCAAAACGAACGTTCATCTCCGGGATGTAGGTGAATGTGATCAGAAAGATGTACGCCACTGCGGTAATCGACCAGAAGGTCGCAAGGTACATAACGTACCGTTTGGCAAACTTGTCGTCTTGCTGCAGCGCGGCGACCTGCATAGCCCGAGCATCGGCCGTGTTCTTGTTCGCTTGCTCGATCTTAAACTCTTCATGCTTCTGCGCCGCTTCCCGTAGAGCTTTGATCTCTTCGGGGTTCATGTCGGGCTTCAGCTCGATGCCGGTCTTCTCTTGAACATAGTCCAAGCCCTTATCAACCACTGCCTGCGCGACCTTGGGAAGGTTGTTTGCCAGGAGCCCTGAGACGATGCTTGCGATCAGTGGTGCCATTACTGCCACTCTCCCGTTTCCATCTGCTTTGACAAGCGTTGCGCTCGGGCCGGGGTTTGCGTCGCCCATTTGGACGACAGCATCGCCCGGGATGCGGCTGCGTAGCTGCCCTTCTCAATGAGCCCGAGGGTGTTCGTAAAGCCCATCAGGCCCTCTACGCCCATCTGGAAGGCCATGTTCAATAGAACCCCCTTCCTCGCGTCATCAACCGCCTCAAACCACGGCAAACGGCGGCTAAGGGCATTCATCACCCTGGTGATGTCGTTGTTCAGCAGGTAGGCCGATTCCTCTGCAGAGATGCCCCCGCCGCGCCGCTTGTCGATGAGTCGCCCCACTCCGATCGTCAAGAACCCCAGATGGTCCTCGTACGCATGCAGCACCTCACCTTCGTCCCGGCGCAACTGCTTGATCAACGGCTCGCGAACGCTCATTTGTCGGCCTTGTTGTCGAGCTTGTTGAAGATCTGCTTGCAGATGTCTTTCAGTTCGTCAATGTCACGGTGGTACTCGTTCTTCGTGACGTAGGTGTGCGGCATCTTGCGCACATCCGCATCAAGTCGTTCAATCGCCTTCGTGATGTTGTTCAACACCCATCCACCGAAGAAAGCAGCGATCCCAACCGCAGCATTGAACAGAAGCTGAAGCTCCATTTACACCTCACGCTACTGTTGTCAAAGCGGTCCAGGTTGTTCCGCCGTCTGTGTTGATGTAGGCACGATCATTGGTCGTAGTGCCGTCTGAACGCAGATATAACGACCCTTTGGCCGCGCTTAGGGTTGGTGCTCCTGACCCAAAGAACACGCCAAAATTGGCCGTACTGGATACCTTCAGGCCTGATCCCGTCGTACCGCCTGCGGGGATAGCAGTGCCTGAAAATGCGGTGACCGCACCCGTGATGGCCTGATCGCCGGTGAACGTTTGCCCTGCGTCCGTTCGCGCAATCGTAGCATCGGTAGCCGGAAAGGTCATCGTC